CTTTACCCATTCCGCAAAATGCGGCGATATGCCGGCCGGTTGTTGCGCTCCAGCCGTCCCACATTCTTACAAGCTCCCCGGCCGCCGTCCTTTTAATAATCGGCGTGTTGTAGCTGTAAAGCGTTTCCGTCCCATCGTCCGCAATATAAACTTTTGCTTTGCCGTAGAAACTTTTCCGGCCGTCCGTGGGGATTAAATCATAAATTTTCATACTGTTTATACCTCCGTGTTATTGTTATGTTGAAATACGGCAAAATTAAAAACTTGTGTTCTTTCCTCTTTTGAAAGAGTAGCACAAATAGAAATAAGAACCGCCGCCCATGCTTCAAACTCTTTTTGTTCTCGTGTTTTAATATTGATTTCCATTGTATAACCTCCGTTCGTGTTCAACAGGTTTTTCTGTTGTGATTACATGATAACAGGTTTTTCTGTTGTTGTCAATAGGAAAACGAAAAAAATTATCAGAAATTTCTGTTATACTTCTCCCGTCCGTATACTTGTAACTATAAAAACATTTAGTAAACACTAAACAATGTGTAAAACTTCTCCTATAACGCGCGTATCTGGTAAAAGTTATACACATCATTTAGTAAACACTAAACGCCAGGGGCAATTTTCCCATGTTCCCGCATTTTTACTATATCGCATTAAAGCGTTAAAGTGATAACCGCCAAATCCGCACGATTTTGTGAAAAAATCCGCCCCGAAAATCAAGCTGAAATCTCAGCCCAATTCCCGGAGCGGGTCTGCATAGTCGATAGTCGCAAAGTCGATAGTCGGAAGTCGTTAGTCGCTGTCAGAGTCGGAGTCGCTTTGAGAGTCGATAAGATACCGAGCCTTAATAGAGTCGGGGTCTATGTCAGAGTCGTTGTTCGTGTTGGGGGTGAGAACATACTCCGTCTTGTCTTGATAACGGAAATTGTTCTTGCCAAGGAAAATACCCGCAACGGGGTTGACTTTGCCGGAGTTCATGTAGGTTTCCCATTGATTTTCCATCATAAAGTACGCCTTTTTAATGAAGTCCGTCACATCGGGGCGCAGGTTTGGCATATTTCCACGCCCTCCAAGGGGTGTATCGTTCACAACAGCGTGTAGCCATTGTCTCGAATGTCCATTTAACGCAATAGCCATTCCTGCCACAGTAGGCTTCAAATCAGCTTCCGCATAAATCCCGAAATACTCCGAGAGTCGCTGTGCAACCTGTTCAACATCGTCCATGTCAATGTTTTTCAGATTAAGGAGCTTAATGCTTATCCCCGTGATTTTCGCATTGTCACCCGGCTCAAGGTCAAAGCCGTTCATACCAATCACAGGTGAGTTTCCTCCACGGGGTTTCATCTTCGTTTTCTTAATCACCTGTACTTCATCGTTCTTCTTATTTGCCATTGGTTTTACCTCCTAAAAGTCGTTTCAAAAGTCGTGTTCCCATGTCCGTTTTGCCCCGTACAGACCCTTGAAAACAGACTCCTATGGATTTCTTCTTATTCTTAATGGGGAAGTAGTAAAAGTAGTGGAAAATCAAATTTTCCGGTAACTTTTGCCAGATAGGGGGTCTACTGGAGAACTTATACGCAAAAACTGATTTTGAACTACTTTTACTACTTCACTCCATTTTGAGCAAAAGACAACTTTGCAATCTCATTCGTATTAAATTCCAAATGTCGTTTTTTATAAGTTTTCAACACGAATAAGACTATTTGCGTATTTTATCGTAAATCTCCTCCAAACTCTCTTTCACGACCACAAATTCATCTTCTTCAAAGCAGACTTGCGTCCCTTTTTCGGAAGTCGAAATGAGCGTGACGAGAGAGAAATTTACGAGTACCTGTTGACCTCTTACAGTCGTTAAAAGCACAAACATTTTCCTCACCTCTCTCGGTTGTAAATAATAAGTGCAATCACCGAACCAACCGAGATACCGGCGAAGAAAGCACTCACAATGTAGAAAATACTCATTCTATCAGTCTCCTTATTGTCACCGTTTGCAGACAGGCGATTTTGTAATCCTTGCCACATTGTCTATGTAGAAAGTCGAGCCTTGCGGACTCCTCACTCGGATAGGCGAATTGCTTGTCCGTTGGTGAGGAGGGTGGTAGCGGTAATCCGTGCCATACACAAACTCACCTGTCTTCACATTGATTATCGCAAACATTCTCTCACTCCTCCGATTGTGAGTTCATTGCCTTAAAGATAGTGAAGCATACATTTTCTTGCTCACCATACAACAGCTTCTCAGCCCATAGGACGGCTTCATGAAAGGTATCGAAGTGCTGTGAGTGTTCGCCCACATACGCCATGTAACCGTCCTCCACACGCTCAATCCTCAAGGCTTTTGCCCTCCTTTCGGTAGAGTTTCATATACTCCTTGAACGAAAGCCCCATAGCGTCAGCGGCAATGTGGAGGGCTTTCTTCTTTGCCATCGGAAGACAGATAGGGACGCTCTCGCCCTTGAGATGGGCGTACCACCTATCCGACCCCCGCACCTTTGAAATAATGTACATTATTTGTCCTCCAAGTCGATTTGCCGAACAAGCTCCGCTCGTTCAAATTGCCAGTCTTCTTTGCTCATATATGAGATAGATACCTTGTGTCCGCTACGAAAACATACCGTTATTTCGTATGGGTCTGGAACTCTCTCGCATTTCTGAGCCACGATGTATTCCACATCTTTCGCCATGAAATGAAAATAGTCTCCGAAAGCAATCATTCTAATTTCTCCTTATCGCCCCTCGCACCAACAAGGGCGGCGAGTTCATTCATAAATTCATTGGCTCTGTCAAGGTCAATGAAAGAGCCGTACACCGTACAGGTGTTGCCTTTCTCTACACAGAGACAGGGCTTCTTTCTGTCGGGGAAACGGTATGCGCCGATTTTCACGCTACCGTCTACGGTCAATACTCTCGGCATTACACTACCTCCTTGAGCTTTACACCCCAATAGATAACGAACCCGCTCGAAGTCGATTTCCGTTCAAACCATTCGGGGTGACGCTCCATTTCAGCGTTGAATTTACGAGCGGAAAGAATAAATGCGCCCTCGGATTTCGCCCACAGCTTGTAGGCGTTATAGAGGTCTTTCGCCTTAATGTTGGCTTCCTCAGACTGCACACAGCGACTCTCAAGGAACTGCAATACAAGGTCGTTATCCCGCTCGTAATTCCGCACAACCTGTGTAAGCTCCTCGCTCATAGCAAGCCCGTGTTCCTTGTAGCGGATATACCCACGGACAAGCCACATGAAGATACCGCTCATTGCTTCCATCGTAGTAAGCTCGTCCTTGAGGTGGGTGTCCTGTTCCTGCGGGGAGAAATGCCTGTTGAACTCAATAACCTTGATACGCTCAGAAGCGAACAGGCTTTTGTCCGTCACAAGCGGTAAGTCATTACAGGAAAGCCAAAGGGTGAATTGTGGCTTAAAGGTGATAGCACTCTGATAGAGCGCACGGGCAGAAATCTCCTCACCGCCTGTAAGCTGTTTGATTTTCTCCTCGTCCATTTTGCCGTACTCATTACTCTCGGACATGGTAACAAAGCGTTTGCCCTTGAGTCCGGCCAGCGTGGGGGAAGCGGCTTCTGCGTCTTTCTGTCTGTCACCCTTACAAATCATGCCGACAGGCACGACTTTTGAATAGTCACCGAGCATATACTCAATCGTGTTGAGGAGGGTACTCTTACCGTTACGAGTGGTTTTGCCGTGCAAGATAAACATACACTCCTCATTGCTCATGCCGAGCATAGAGTAACCCAAAGCCCGTTGCAGAAAATCAGCCTTGTCATGATTGTTCTCGGTGACTTCATCAATAAACTTCTCCCACCGCTCACAGCGAATGTCACGGGAAACGGTGTGTCGGAAGTTCGTCTGCATGGTGAGGTAATCGTCCCACCTCGGCTCACGGAAAGTGAAGTCAGAGAGGTCGTATGTACCGTTCAAGCAGTTAATGAGATAGGGGTTAGCGTCAAACTGTGCGGCGGCAATTCTCAGTTCGCCCGTAGCGTCTTTTAAGATACGGTCACGCATACGGCGGTCTCCCATAGAGTTTACGAACTTTGTGTACGCTTTGCGGGTATCATCGTCCGTGATTTCTCCGCAGTAGAGTATCATCAACCGCACGAAGTCTTTGATTTTCTCGGAAACAAGGATTGCACCCTCGTCCTTACGCCACGCCCCTTCATGATAAGTGAACCAGCTCTTATGTTCGGCGCAGTAACGGGCTTCCTTGTTGTACAACACACCGAACAGGTTCGCCATGCCCATTTCCGACCACTCAAAACCGCTGGAAGTCTCGTCCGCTCTTTCGGGGTGGTAGCTCTTAATCATGTACATTTTGTCGGACAAATCTTCGTCCATGATACATCTGCCATTGCTCAGTTCAAAAAGCTCTCTGTCAACACTTGCCATTTGCTCACCCCACTAAGTCCTTGAGGTGGACAACAATGCCGTCACACTTCTCAAGCCTTTCTCCGTTTTTCTTTAACTCAGCGTCCTCGAAGATGAACAAGTGTCCCTCGTGGTCGGTGGCAAGCCCACAGCCATTTGATACGAGAGTCAGCTTGAGCATTGTCAAAGCCCTGTTAATTCGCTGTTTGACAACCTTATCCATAATGTGTCCTCCTATACCTTGTGTATATCTCTGTTTACCCGCTTGCGGGTTTCTTCATCGGTCATTTTCTCTGCGCCCTGCATTACGCCCTCAATGGTGTCATGCAAGAGGGAGAGACGCTTTGCGTCCTCCTCAACCGAGATAGACTTGATGTACTCCGCAATGAGCCTTGCGTCATTGAGCGTCCAATGCGGCACTCTGCCGCTACCGAACAGACGCTTACCGACAGCGTTTATCGTTGCGGGTGTAAGACCAAGCTCATACGCTATCTCGGCATTGGTATAGATTGTTTCGCCTTTTGCGTTAATCATGGTTATTCCTCCGTAAGTCCGAAAGAGCAACGGAGAGCGGTATCAATACGGCTCATTTCCTCTTTCGTACAATGTCTAATGAAACTCTGCAACCTGTCCTTTGCGATTGTCTGAACATTCTCGCAGAGGGCAATAGAGGGGACTTTGCAAAGGACAGGTGCGTGAGTGGGAAGATACTTCTTGTCTTTCGAGGTGAGGAAAACGACCTCCACATACGGCGAGTGTCGATTTCCTATATTGTTCGAGATAATAACGGCGGGTCTATTCCCGTGAGGTCTGCTTTCCACTACCGCCTTGCCCTCTCGCACGAACCAAATATCACCTCGGTAATATCGTCTGTTCATAGCGTGTTCTCCCGTCTCACACGCCCCATAAAGGGGCGTGATTTCAGATTTTGAAAGCGGGGCGAACACCG